CTGGATAGCAGGGCTTTTTAACGCGGACATTTCCGATCCTTCCAACATGTCCGTTACAAAACTAGCTAATATAGGTACGGAATACTTCGGTTATTATGTAAGAGGCATGGATGCCAATTCTACAGAAAATTATATTCTATTAACTGAGTCTCAAGGCAACAAGGTATATAGCTTTGATTTTTCTGGAACGCAAAACTGGTCAGTCTCCACTTCAAGGAATCAAGGTGTAGTTTCTATTCCTGATGATAATGTGGCTTTTTACACCGCTAATGGGTTTTTGTATTCGGTTAATTTATCTACTGGAGCGGCGAGAGATAATATTACACTGGGGGCGGCCATGAGCAGCACCCACTCGGCAGCTGTTTTGTTTGATAATAATACAAAACTTTTAGCTTGGGATGAGTACAACGGGTCCGCTAACAATGCCGCTTTTCTTGACATAACCGATCCTGACAATTTAGGGACTGCAACAGCGGTAACACTAACAGATGCTTACCTAAGCGAACCTAATGCCGCTGCTATAGTTTGGAATGAGTCTGGGCAATTTTTTTGGCTATCTAGCGACACATATTTACAAAAATACACATGGAACGGTAGTAGTCTTACTAGGACAGTAAACTATAACTGGTCTGCTGATTGGTCTACGGGTGATCCGTTCTCTATACAATATGACGCGGACAGAGATTTAATTATAGCGGCTTCGGGCGACAGGTTTAACTTATATGATGTATCGTCTACCCCCTCAATGACTGACCAAATTACTTTTGCTTTCTCTAGTCGGAACATGCGGTATGACCCCGCCACACAAAATATATACGTAACTGTTTATAACGCAAGCGGGTTTCAAGTGGTATCGTATGACGCATCGGATGAAACAAATGTAACAGTTATTCAAACCCTAGTTGTAAGTTCTACGTTCACTCGTGCAAACGACGGTTATGGCGGCATGGCGTTAGCGTAATAAGGAGAAAATACATGTACGTAAAAGTAACAAACGGCAGTGTAGATACATACCCATACAACGTAGGGAAACTACGCCGTGACAATCCGAACACTTCTTTCCCTAAGAAGGTCCCTACGGCCACTCTTGAGGCTTGGGGCGTTTATAATGTTGTCATTGCTGATGATCCTAGCTATGACGCTATGACTCACAAGATAGTCGCAGCAGACACGCCCACTCTTGTAGGTGGTACATGGACTATCACAAAGTCTACTGTTGCTCTTACAGCGGAACAGATACAAGCAAACTCAGATGCAGAGGCGCAGTTAGTAAGGGGCAAGAGAGACGACCTCATAGCCAAAACTGACTGGATGGCTTTGTCTGACGTTACTATGTCAGCCGAATGGCGAGCGTACCGCCAAGCACTGCGCGATGTTCCTGAGCAAGAAGGGTTTCCCGATAGCGTTGTTTGGCCTACGAAACCAGAGTAGTAGAGTATGAAGTATGACGCACCTGTTTTTGTTGTATGTTCTGGTCAACGGCCAGATACAGTCTTCGGACATGTACTTCTATGACATCAATAGGTGCAACTATTTTGCTACAGCTATTGTCAGGGGGAAGGTAGAGCGGACCCTTAGATACGAACCCAGAGGCGTGGCCCTCGCTGCATACTGCTTACCTCGTGTGGCAGACCCCGAAGAAGTGAGGGCGTACTGATGGACCCAGTGACAATTAGCGCGTGTATAGCAGGAGCGACTAGAGCGTATAACCTCGTTGCCAAATGCGTTAACGCCGGACGCGAGATAGAGGACACTGCCCAATACATAGGTAAGTTCTTTGACTCGAAGGAAAAAATCCTAGAGATAGAGAAAGAAAATCAGCACGGCCCTAAGCTGTTGCGAGGCTCGTCAGTAGAAGCTCAAGCTTTAGAAATACAGATGGCTAAGCACAAGACGCAGCAGATGGAGAGGAACCTGCGAGAAGTCATCGTACTGCATGGCCCCGGCGAAGCGTTTTACAACGAGATGATGAAGACGCGGCGCACAATACGCCAAGCTCGTTTAGCTGCTGCGGAAGCACGTGCTAAGAAGAAACGATTGATGATAGACGGCGTTCTAATCCTCCTGATGGCCGGATCGACAGTAGGCATAATTTCTTTGATGATAAGTCTGGTCACAAACTAGCAGGTAGCACTATGCCACGTACAGTAGCGAAAAAGCCGGTAGCAGCGAAGAGGAAAGCCGCAGTGCCCGATACTACTCCTAAACGGCTAGACCGGATTGAAGAAAAGCTAGAAGAGTCCAGACTTGATCTAGCGCGCGTGGACGAGAAAATTACTACCATATTCAACCGACAAGGCAGTATAGAGACTGACGTTAAATCGCTTACTGAGAAGATAGGTAACGGTTTTGTGGAAAAGATTTTTTGGGTTGTGCTTGCTTCGGCTGTAGGCTTTCTAGCCGCCCAAATAGGTGCCGTATGAAACTAGACCCTGTAATGCTAAAAATGGCCTGCTCGTGGTCCATGAAGGCATACAACGAAACTAACAAAGATTCGATTAAGATAGAGTCAGCGCTAACCTCTACTACAGCATTTGTAGTCAAGCGCAAAACCATCGACGTTATAGTGTTCCGTGGCACGCAGCAGGTGGGCGACTGGGCTTTCAACCTGTTTCCTGTGCCTGTACCGTATGCGGGCCGTTTGTGCCACGCAGGGTTTGTAGCCGCTCACGCGTCGGTCTGGGACGAGATTAAACATCATATAGACTACAAGAAGCGCACCTTAATCTGTGGGCATAGTCTCGGTGGGGCGCTAGCAGAGCTGTCGGCAGCCAAGCTAAACGGTAAACACGACAACCTTAATTTGGTTACTTTCGGTAAACCTAATACGTTCTTTAAGGGCTTCAAGAAGCCTATGACGTTGGACAACCAGATTTCCATAGTAAACGGCAGTGACTCAGTGCCGCGCGTACCGCGCCTGTGCTATGGCCCAAGCAAGTCTCAAGACATGCTGTATTTCTCAAACGGTGGTGTGGATTACATTAATCCCAGTAAGTACCTTCGCAGGAAGGATAGGGGTATCAAAGACCGTATATCTGACCACTTTATGGATGGCTACAAAGAACGACTCGATAACTTCTTAGAGGACCAGAAAAATGGTAAGACTGGCGTTGATATTTAGCATAGCTCTACTAATGACTTCTTGTACTACGATCGAGCAAGTACGCGAAAACAAAGAGATTTATTGCTCGGGCCTATACAAAGGCATGCGTGCTGTTGGCCGTACTGCCCTGTCTGCTACTGCGGGTGTGGTTGTGCCTGACGTATGCGACACCATTGACGACATTGTTGCAGAAGAAAACACGGACGCATGATTAAAATTGGCGGGTTACTTAAGTCTCTGGCTCCTACGGTAGCTGAAGCTGCGGGTGGTCCTCTTGCCGGTATGGCAGTCAAAATGGTCGCGTCTAAGATAGGCGTTCCTAATGCAAGTGCCGAGAAAATAGAAGAAATCCTAGAAACTCAGCCTGAAAAAGCCATGTTAGTAAAGCAGGCGGATCGTGAGTTTCAGGATCGTATTCGTGAAATGGAGATTGACCTTGAGTCGTTTAAGGCGGAGGTCGATGACAGGAAGGACGCCAGAAGTAAATTTGCTGACGATCCTACCCCTAAGATATTTGCTATGTTGGCGTTGATAGGGTTCTTGGGCTACGTATTTATGGTTACCATACAGCCCCCCGATGCCAATGACGATGGCGTGGTTAACTTGATCCTTGGCTACTTAGGCGGCCTTGTTTCTGGCATATCCGCTTTCTTCTTCGGTGGCAGTAATGGAAAGAAGTAAGATGGAAAAACTTATAGACATGCTCAAGCGCCATGAGGGCGTACGGTCTAAGGTGTATTTGTGCTCTGCGGGCTACGAGACTATTGGCGTGGGGCGAAACATCTCAGAATCAGGTATGGGCCTGTCCGATGATGAAGTCGATTACCTGCTACAGAACGACATCGAGCGTGTTATCAAAGAGCTAAGTGCCGAATATCGTTGGTTTAATAGCCTTGATGATGTACGAAAAGATGCTATGATTGACATCAGCTTTAACCTTGGTGCCACTAGACTTCGTGGTTTCAAGCGCGCATTGGCTGCTATGGAGGCAGCCGACTACAAAACGGCCGCAAAAGAGTTTCTCGATTCCAAGTGGAGTAGGGACGTAAAAGGCCGTAGCCACGAACTCGCAAGTATGATTGAGAATGGCGAGTACCTATGAGGTTTGTAAATGCCGCTTCAGAAACTACAGTTCAAGCCCGGGGTTGACCGCGAGAATACGCGCTACGCTGCCGAAGGCGGTTGGTACGAGACCAACAAAGTGCGGTTCAGACGGGGTATGCCTCAGAAGATCGGTGGGTGGGTGCGCCTGTCTAATCAGTCCTTTCTTGGCATCTGCCGTTCTATGCTCAACTGGGTTACGCTCCAAGGGCAAAACCTCGTCTCAGTAGGCACTAACCTCAAGTATTACATAGAGCGTGGTGGAGCTTACTACGACATTACTCCTATCCGCTCTACCGTTTCTCTTACTGACCCCTTCGAGACAACTTCAGGCTCTGCCACTGTTCTTGTTACCGACACCGCTCACGGTGCCTTAGATGGTGACTTTGTGACGTTTAGCGGGGGCACTGCGGTTGGTGGGTTAACCCTGAACAACGAGTATCAGATCAGCCTGATCGACGAGGACTCCTACAACATCAATGCCGAGACTACGGCATCCTCTAGCGCCACGGGTGGCGGCTCTGTTACTGCGGCATACCAAGTCAACACAGGTAACGAGATTTCTGTGCCTTTTACTGGCTGGTCTGCGGGTACTTGGGGTGCAGGAACGTGGGGTTTTGGCGGTACTACAGATGCTCCTATGCGGCTATGGAGTCAGTCTAACTTCGGTGAGGACCTATTCTTTGCCTACCGTGGCGGCGAGCTTTTTTACTGGGATGCAAGCAACGCGGTGACTACCCGTGCGGTCTATGTGTCTTCCCTTGCCGGCGCGTCAGACGTTCCCGTTATAGTCAACAAGGCATTCGTGTCAGACATCTTCCGGTTTGCGTTCTGCTTTGGTGCGAACAATATAGGTAATAGTGCGCTTGATCCAATGCACATCCGCTGGTCTGACCAAGAAGACGTAGCTAACTGGACGCCTTTGGCTACTAACCAAGCAGGTTCTTTAACTTTGTCTCGGGGCAGCGAGATAATCACCACGCTACAAGCACGTCAGGAGATTCTGGTCTGGACTGATACCGCCCTGTACGGCCTCCAGTACTTAGGTGCTCCAGAGGTTTGGGGTGCGCAGCTACTTGGCGATAACATAACCATTGCTAGTACTAACGCAGCGGCGTACTCGGGCAACATAGCCTACTGGATGGGCACCGATAAGTTCTACATCTACGACGGTACGGTTAAGACACTGCCTTGTGCGGTGCGCAGCTATGTATTTAACGACTTTAATTTCTCTCAGTACGACCAAGTTGTGGCAGGTACTAACGAGCGGTTCGATGAGATTTGGTGGTTCTACTGCTCTGCCGACTCTACTCGTAACGACCGCTACGTGGTCTATAACTACCTGCAAAACATTTGGTACTACGGCACGCTATCGCGCAGTGCTTGGATCGACGCTGATCTGAGAGAAAACCCCATGGCAGCTACGTACAGCAACAACTTGGTCAACCACGAGGTTGGCTATGACTGCCAAGAAGGTGTTACCCCCAACCCCATTACCGCTACGCTAGTGTCCTCTGAGTTTGACTTGGACGACGGCGATAAGTTTATGTTTGTTAAGAGAATGTTACCTGACGTAACGTTTGAGGGATCAACTGCTGATAATCCTGCGGCTACTATGACGCTATCTCCGTTGGAGAACTCTGGTTCTGGGTACAACAACCCGCTATCGGAAGGGGGCAACAGCAGTGCTACGGTAACTCGCTCGGCCACGGTGCCTATTGAGCAGTTTACAGGGCAGGTCTTCGTGCGAGTACGTGGCAGGCAGATGGCGTTTAAGATCGAGTCCACTGAGCTGGGTGTGGCTTGGAAGCTAGGTATACCACGTCTGGATATGCGACCCGACGGTAGGAGAGGCTAGTGGCTAATCGGCTAGTACAAAAAGTTCAGGTACCCGCGCTTCCGATACCCAAGGAGAGTCCGCTTAAGCAGTATTTGGATGACCTGAACAACATCCTGCGTCTGTTCTTTAACCTGTTAGCTAACGCGGTGAACAACGTATTTGGAGAGTTAGGGGGCCGGTTTATCGACGTACCCAATGCGTTATACTTCTCCACAGTAGATCAGCCGATAGCGGTAGTGGACACAGCGCAGGTCGTTACGTTTAACCAGACATACTTGGAAAGCGGGTTTTCAATCAACGGTGCTAGCAACAGCCAGATAACAGCCGTGTACGGCGGGGTTTATAACTTCCAGTTTACTACGCAGATTGTCAGTGGCTCGGCTAGCTCCAAGACGATATACCTTTGGATTTCTAGGGACGGTACAGACTTAGGCTACACAGCAAAGGATGTGGTTCTTTCTGGTTCTGCTGATGTAAACGAGGCGACTTGGAACTTTAACTTGGACTTGGCTGCCGGTGAGTATGTTGAGATGAAGTGGTCCTCTGATGATATAGACGCTTCGCTTAACTCTGAGGCCGCAACTAGCCCCCACCCGGGCGTTGCCTCTGCCGTAGTAACAATTAACTTTATTTCCGCACTGCCTGAAGTGCGACCAACACCTCCGTAGGTTTTATATGGGTACTCAAACTCGTCCAATTGCCGGTTCAGTTACCTCCTATGCGAAATCGGGGGGTTTAGGTGGTTTCGCCGTGGACCTCGGCCCAGTATACAACATGATGAGCGATAGCGGCGGGGTTATGGGCGCTGCGAGGGACGACGCAGGGCAGGATGAAGATTTTAGAATGCAAGGGGTTAGGACCGCTTCGCTTGAAGCTGTTCGTGCTTTACCCGAAGAAAAAGTAGTTGCGATGTTAAACGCGGGAGAAATAAGCCCGCAACAAGTAGCTGACGCTTATGGGGTAACCGTAACGGATGTAAACAACTCTTTAGCTGATATAAACATGCAAGCTAGCTTAAATGCGGGCGCTACTGGGGTTGAAACAGGCACCCCTTCGGTAGAAGCGGAAGCTCTTACTGCACTAGGGGAAGAAGTTTCTGAACTTGTAAGTACTATAGCTAATTCTGAAACCACTACAGACATAAAGAACGCAATAGAGGGGGCCGCTGAATACCTTAATACCGATTTTGTAGACGACGTAAACAGTGTAAAAGCCATAACCACTAACACAGTTACTGACTTACTAAACCCACAAGGCACCACCGCTGGAGAAAAGTTTGGTAGCGCGCTTGAGTCTAGTACTGCTGGAAGGATTGCCGCAGATACAATTTCAGCCACTCCTATTCTTGGGGACTTATATGATGCGGCCACTGATTCTAATGTAACTTTTGGGGACGCCGCAGTTAACATAGCGTTTGACCAAGCAGGTCTTGGTCCGGTTAAAGACATATTTGATGCTACCGGCATTTCCCAAGCTACAGGACTACAGTCTGAAGACCGAATTAGTTACGCTGACGAC